GATAGGACGCGCTTGGATCAATTTATTTGGGATGGTGGCATACGTGGGCATGCTGATGCGCGTAATCGTCAGGTCGGCCTGATTATTGGCTACGTTGGCGTTTGTTCTGATGACATGGTCAAGCAAGTCAACGGTGTCATCAGGAAGTGCGTAAGTGGGTTGTCCCGTAGCCAATATGATGGTGTTTTGCTCAAACGTCCACATGTTTACGCCACGATTAGCCCAGTCTGCAAAGAGCAGGTTAAGTGACCGCCTAGCCGTGCGCAGGTCGTAACCCGTGCGAAGCTCAGAACCCGCCCGTTCAAACGCCTCCTCGACCATATCATTGAGGTCGAGGTTAAACGAGGTGAGTCCTGAAGTAGTCATTTTATACCTTTAAGTGTCTGCGCCAATCGTGCACGCTGACCCATCTTACCGGGCTTCTTGGCGGCTGCGGCTAGCTTCTTAGCTGGAATAGGCTCGCCCTTTTTAGCACCAAGCGCAGAGCGCAAAGCTCCGGGCTTCTTGATTGCGTCTTTAATCCAGTTTTCAGCCATTATCTAAACCCCGCAGTTTTCTTTGCAATAGTCTTAGGTTGCGCTACGAATTGTTTCCCGGCCTTTTTGCCCTTACGTTTCGCCAGCGTTGTTGCAGCGTACTCAGCAGGGCTGAGACTTTTAATCGCAGCACTAGGAAGGTATCGCTCGCCCGTGTCAGAAGATTTTTTACCACTTTTGGTTCTCCATTTCTGGTCGCCCCAGTCTTTCAGGGATTTCTGAGGCGCTTTCAATCTCGGTAACCCCCGCCTGCCGCCTTGTACTTCTTGGCAACAAGCTGAGCTTTACGAGCCGACCACTGACCTGCACCCGTACCTTGCGTAGCTGCGGCTTTTACCTGCGACACAATTCGCTTGCGCAGACTAGGCTTTGTGTAATTGCCAGCGGCATTCACCTTCCCACCCTCTTTGTATTGGGTGAAGTCGGTGTCATCACGGCGAGCCTTACGCTTGCCCGTGGGCATTTTAGAGGGGGAAATATCCCCCATCCCGCGACTCGCCATCATGATTTAACAGGCTTTGCCGCCGTACTTCATGCCTTTGGCCATGCCACCCTTTTTCATACCCAAAGGAGTGCTACCCTTCATGGAAATCATAGTGCCCTTGGTTTTGCCCTTAGTAGCCATACCGTCACGGCTAGGAGCCGCTGTGCGCACTGAACCCATTTTGGCAGTAGTGATGCCGTTGCCTGAACTTTTAGCCATGATATTTCCACCTTCTTTAAAAAAAGCCATTTTCCCGTGATCGGTTTTAGGCTTGTTCACCTTCTGAATATCCGCACGGCTTACGCCGCCGGAGCGAAACTTCTTACCTTTGTCAGCGTCGGTAAAGTCTTTCCCAACGCTTTGCGGTACTCCAACCTTCTTGGCAAACGCGGGGTTATTCGCAATTGCCGCCATAAAGTTGTGTTGTTTTTTACTCGTCGATGGCATTTGCAGCCTTCTTACGGTTAGTTATTTCACGAACAGTATCAGACTCCCAGATACGAAGACCAAGGTAAATGATCGTGAACAAGGAAGCCAAAGGTGGAAGCCACGTAGCCATAACGCCAACAGTTGTTAAGACTGCTGCGCCATCGGCAACTGCTTTAGCTGTGTCGTGTTGAGTCATATTAACAATTCCAAGCCCGAAGGCTCTTGTTTATGCGGGAGTTCGGGTCTTTCTTGGCCTTCTCTCCGGTCAACTTTTTCTTCATGCCTTCCATACGGGCGCAGAAAGAGTCGCGGCGTTTGCCGCCCTCTGGTTGAGGACGCTTCAAGCCCGGCTTGCCGGGGTTCGCCTTGTTGTAGGAAGCCCGTCCCTTGGCGTTCAAGCCGCCCTTCTCGGACTTCCCCTCTTTGCGTTGCCATGCGGGTGACTTAGCCATAGAACACCGTAACGGCAGCAGCACGGCCGGTGTCACAAAAGATACCGTTGACTGCGCGGATGCCTTCGCCGGGAATCACAACCGTATGTGCGCCTGCGGCAGTTACACCAACTTTAAGTAAAACTGGGCCGGAAGCGGCAGAAGCGTTATCATAAAAAATAACAGGATTTGCACCGCCAGTAGTCACAGACACATAAGCGCCTTTGATACGGGCAGGATACGCAACCATTGCCGCATCCGTTTCGGTATACGCAGCTTTTACATCATATTGCATCGTCATAATCAATCTCCTTTAAAAACGGGGCTAAAAGCCCCTTGGGTTGATTAGGAGTTTGCGAACGGTGTAGCCACAGTGCTTGTGCCCATCACCATGCCAGTAACCATGTACTTGTTAGCAGCAATAGCAACAATCTGCACCCATGAACCTGCAACACCGCCAGTAGTTGTGCCGTTCAAGTTAATGAAATCGTTTGCGGCTGCGGCAGAAAAGCCCACCAAACCAGCGCCGTCTGTGTCAACGTCATTCATTACAATTGTGCCAACGTACTTGTCAGTGCCGTTAGTGCCAATCTTCAATGCGCTTGTAGAGATGGTAGTAGGAACCCAGATTGTGTAAACCACGCCTTCATTGTTGGCTGTGCTTGGATCTTGACCGGGGCCAGAAGTTGTGGGGTTAGCCGATGTGTTGATTGTTGGCAAAGTCAAAGTGACTGCCGCTGCCAAAGAACCGCCAACAGCAATAATGCGGCCCCCATGAGCTTCGGGGCTTAATGTGGTGCTTGCCGTGATGTCAACGACAGTCGCTGGGCCTTGTTGATAAATACCGCCCAATGAACGAACTGGGCCTTGAAATGTTGTGCGTGCCATGATTTTTCCTTACATGCAAGTTGGGGTGTTCTGTCTGCATGTCGTCAGCCGGGACTGTCAGAACACCGGATAAGCCCGGATTACTGTGTTTATATCACGGTGCTTCTGTGTGTGCAACAAGTTTATTGGACTTCTTTAAATTTTCTTCTTGCGTAATAACGCGCAGATTCCACGGCACATGAAGGCCGCAGACCTCATGAGAGCGCAAAGGCACGATATGGTCAACGACGTATTGCTCCCCCGTGGTCTGCGTCATGGTTATTGCCATCTGATAAAGCTGGCGTATTTCAGACTTTTGCTTTCGTGTTAACCATGGGGGTGTGGCTTGCCGGTGTTTACGCCGACGTACCTTATTGTCTGCCAAAACTTGAACCTTGTTGTTTTCTTTCCAAGCATTTCGATACTCGCGCAATACGTGCGCAGGGCGAGTAGACGCGGCTGCAATAACTGTTTCGCGGTTCTCCTGATACCACTCATTTTTGCGTTCCTTAACATCTTCGCGCTTGTTGTACTCCCTGAAATACTCCACTCGCTCTGCGTTACCTTTTGTCCACTCAACTTTCAAACATTCAACACACGCGCCTTTGGTCTTGCGTGGTGCTATATGCCCATGTTTGCACGGTTGTCCAGTGAAATAGTACTTATTGCCGGTTTTCTTTGCTTCTTCCCGCGTTGCGGGCATCTTTGACGTGTCCATTGCTTTCTCCTGTGACTTAGTTACAGGTAATTATATCACAACAAAAAAGCCACCCGAAGGTGGCTTTTAAAGGGGCAGGAGTTATTAGGCTCCGGCTGAACCCCACATACCCAGAGGGTCTGACCATCCAAAAGAGTAACGCTCACGTGCTTTGTAGCGAACGTTTCCAGTGTCAAAATCACCGTCCATTGAGTTCTGCAAGGCAATACGCTCGAAGTGCTTCATACCGTTAGGCACATCAGTAATCAAATACCAGCCGTTTGTGTCGGTCAGGTAGTGGTTAACTGTGTAACCTTCAGGGATTGCGCCCATCTGCTTCAACGCGTTGATATCGTTGTCAGCAGTAGAAACACGCAGTTCAGTGTCAAGCAAACGCTTAGCAACGAACATCAGTGATGGGGGAACAATCATCTTACGGGGCTTGGCGGCGATCAACAGACCGCGTTCATCAGTCCACGCAGCGATCTGAATCACAGCGTTTTCCAATGAAGTTTCGTTCAAGTCAACACCAACTGTTGGGCTGTTGTAGTTCACACCACCGTTAACGAGGGGGTGACCAACGCGAGCGCTAGAGCTGTTGTTACCGAACAAAGTTACGCCGTCACCGCCCAAGTATGCGCCGTTGAAACCGTTGTTGATAACGGATGCAGCTTTAACTTGCTTGGTGTAAGACATGGCACGGGCCAAAGACTTCGTGTAACGAGCAGACAAGCTGTCGTACAAGTTATCTTCCACAGCTTCTTCCGTGATGGAGAAACCAAGGGCGATAGTCTCGTGGTTGTAACGTGCTGTGAAGGCTTCCTGTGCGTTGTCATACGCAATGGCTTGCACCTCGTTCTAGACGGGAGCAGAGCCAAAACCAGCAAGTTTTGTCTCTTCTTCGAAGCTACGCTCAGATTTCTCTGTTTCGTAGATTTCTTTGTGCTCTTCGCCGTAGCGAGCGTATTCCATACCGAACAAAGCGTTCAGACCGGGGAGCAACTCTTTAAGTAGTTGTGCGCGTGAAATTGCCATAGTAGTTTACTCCTTACAGGCCGACGGCGGTGGTATAGCTGTGATAGCCGGGATTGAACTTGACCAAGATGTCAGTGTAGGCATCACCCACAGTTGAGAATCCGGGAACGTCCGCAAATCCAACAACACGGAACGCCGCAGTAGCCGCAGTGCTAGAAGCAGAGACAGCAGTTGTAGAGTTACCAGTAGTTGTAGAACCTGTGCTAGTGCTTTGAGCAGCAGCCAAGAACACGTTTGTGCCCAATGTTGTCTGAGCCATTGTGTTGTTGGCTTGGACTTGGAACACAGCGCGGTCGTCATCAATTACGTACGCAGTAATAGCAGAGCCTTGCACAGAAGCTGTGTTGGCAGGGTAGTACTGTGAGTAAATGATCTGGCCTTGTGCATTCGTGTAGGAGCAACCAACAAAAACGCCAATAGCGCCTGAGTTAGTAGCCGTACCTGCACCAGTTGGGAAGCCGGCAGTGTTGTCGTCTGCACCAGTGGTAGTCACGATTTGCAAGTAACCTGAAGCATTTACATACACGAGTGAACCATTAAAGATGTTCGTGTTGTAACCAGCAGGGTTGATTAGAAATTGTCGAGTGCTACCAGCGTATGGTAGGCCACCCAACTCGTTTACGGCACGGAAGCCGTAGGGTGTTGCGGTAGATGCCATTTAAGGACTCCTATGTTTATTTAGAACCAGAACCAAATCCACCACGCGTTGATGACGACTTTCGTTCGGCAAACAACGGCATGCGCGGATCATTTTGTCGCATGAAGTTATTGTCAACTGACTCCATCTGGTTTTGAGCTTGTTGGTCATAGTACTCATCCCGGGCTTTAGCTTTTTCGGCAGGCATCTTGCAGAGCATGAGGCCACCAATTTCTACGTTCCCAGTCTTTTCGTTGCCCACCAGCATCAATTCTGGATGGTCGTCTGCCTTCACCGGTACCCAACCTTCACGCATTTTGCGCGACACGTTAGTTACTTCCGCTTGTCCCAGAATGTGAGTCGCTACCCAGCGATACACATAGCCCGGTTCAGGCGTTGGATCAGGCAAGTTTGTCGGCGGTACGTATACAGCACGAGCAGATTTTTCGCGTGTCGTTAGATCACGATTTTTGCGGTCAATTGTTTCAGCCATTTCAGTTCTCCAGTTTCGCTACTTGTGCAGCATATTGCTGCGGGGTTAAACCAAATTTTTTAGCCAACGCTACTTGCGTTTGAGTTAGCTTAATTTTTCCTGCACTCGTAGAACGAGATACAGAGGCCACCACTGTTGTAGGTTTCTTTTGAACCTCACCAGACCTTGGCTTATCATTCGCTTGCCCAAATAAATCAGGAAACGATGACTTCATGCGAGCGTCAATTTGCTCGAAGTATTCAGCAGAGCGGGGATCCACTCCGTTTGTGACTAGCTTTTGGTGCAGCCCTAGTGCGTAGCTGGTGTATTCTTCAAACCCTTGCTGTCCGAACCACTGGTTTTTTGCCTGCCAGCGCAGAGTTTTTTCGTCCGGTTCAGCCCTTGAAGGTTGGGCTTGTGGTGTTTGTACATCAAAATTTTCTTCCTGTAAAGGGGTAGGACGATAATTTTTTACTTGTTCTGCACGAATCTTGGCATCCATCACTTCTTCTTGCGCGGCAATGATGGCATCGGTATCAAAAGATTCCTGCGCAGCCTTAAGCTTGGCACGAGCATCTTTCAAGTCTGACTCAGCCTTGCCTTTGGCACCTTCAATGATGGCTTCCTGTCCTGTGTAGACATTCTGCTTGAGGCGTTTGTTCTCCTCAATCAACTGCTGTGCTAGACGCTCCAGCTCTTGTTTCTCACGCATCGTGGCTTCTTTGACACGGCGCTCGTCATGACGGGCGTGGGTCAGCTCTTTAATGCGTCCTTTGACTTTGTCAGAGTAAGACTCAATCTCTTCGTCGGTTGGATCAAGCACTTCACGGTCTAGGGGCTTGCGGCCTCTGTCACGCTCAGGCGTGTCGTCTTCAATTTCAATTTCTACTTCATCTGCGCCTTCAATCTCAAACTCAACGTCAGCCGTCTTTTTGTCTTCGATTTCATCGGGGAACTTGTAGGGTTCGTTCATGGTCTTCCTTTCAAGCGCGGGTCAAGCCGCGAGGGTCTAGCACAACAGCATCAACTTGGTCATCGTTGATGAGACGAAACTCCTTGCCAAAGATCTTAAATCTTGTACCGGAGTAAGTACGTACTAACACGAAGTCGCCTTCTTTACACCATGCTCCGTTGGGAAACTTGGCGGTGTCTTTGTACGCATCGGGGCCTACACGCAATACAAACAGCACCGTGGTGGCGTGTTCTTCTTGACGCATAGTGGCTGTATCTCTCACGAGATCCAGTGATGTTCCTGCAATCTTTTGTTCGACTTCAGGGACTACGCAGAGCAATTTCCAGCCTGTGGGGACGGGCAGTGCGCCTGCTTTTGTATCGTTATCATCATCTTCGTCAGGCTGTTCGACTGGCTGGATGTGTGGCGGCAACGAAATACCGGGGGGCAAGATCAATCCTGATTCAGTTCCGATCATGTGAGTCTTCAACTTTCTTAAGCAGGTCAAGAACATAACGCTCTGCGAGAGCTAGACCTGAAATAATCCCGCAGAGTTTTTGGTATTCCTCAAAATTGCGACATGCTCCACCGGCGATGTCGTCGGCGTAGTTGTTCATGTCAGTACGTATTTGGTTGCGCAATACGTTTGCGAAGTCTTGGATCATTTTCTAGAACCTTGGTTCCTGCTATTTTGAAGCGCAGCAGTTCGCGCTTGTAAATCCATCTGGGCTTTACTCTTTGCGATGTCGGAACCCATCTGGATACCGGCACGTTCTTGTTCAAACTGTTGTTTGGCTTGGCTTTCTTTGATTTGCGCACCTGTGCGTAAAGCCTCCAACTCCAGTTTTCCTTTGACTTCTTGTTCTTTCAAATCTTGGGCATCGGATTTGGACGCAGCGTCCATCATCATCTTTTGTTTTTTGAGTTCTAACTCTTGTTGTTTGAGTTGGAGTTCCTGCATCTGCAACTGCAAGACGGGGTCTTGCGCTTGTTGCTGTGCCTGCATCTGTGCGGCTTTGGCCTGATCCTGCATGAGAACCTGCTGAGCAGCCTGAGCCATCATGCCTGACAAGGCAATCTCGATCTGCGGTGGTAACTTCTCGTCTTCGGGTGGCAGCGGCATACCAAGTTGCTGCTCAATTTTCTGACGCATCTGGTAACCAACGTGCTCAGCAACGTGGGCTGTAATCGCACCAACGATTTTTTGCGCTTGTGGGTTCTGCCCAATGTACTGCTGGATCATCGGGTCTTGCAAAATCATCATGTGCACTTGAATGTGCGATGCGTGGTCTTGATGCAAGAACGCTTTGAGCGGCGTGCCCTTGAGCGCGTTCTGATTTTCTTGCACTGGATCAATTGGCCGCATGTCTTCTTCAATCGGCACAAGCTTCTCAGCGTTCTTGATACCCAAGACGTTAAGCATGCCGCGATGAAGTTCTGGCAAGTTGTAAATGTCCGGAGCCATCTGCGCCATCTGGATCACAGCTTGGTACTGGATCACACGTTGGCTCATGGTAGCTGCGTTAGGGTCTGACACGGGGATGATGTCCACCTTGTCATAGTCCGTCTTCTTCGCTTTGCGGCTGCCGTACTCAGGCGTGTATGTGTAGTCAGCGTCGGTGTAGTCGCGGATGATGTTCTTTAAGAGCTTGAACTCTTGCTTCAACGCAAAGTGCACACGAGCCTGCACCGCAGTCATCACCTTGAGTTGTCTCTCCAACAGAGCCAGCGTAGTTCCCACAGGAGCCTGCGCAGACATGTCAGACACTTTCATGTCGGCTGTTGCGGCAAACCGGCGGCCTTCATCCACGATGGTCTGCATCAAGTTGAACAACGTTGCGCTTGGCTCCTTGTACGGGAGCGGCAGTATGCTGTCGCGGATGTTGCCAGAGGCTACGTCGACGTCTCTCCACTCTCCCGGGGCAATCGGCGTGTCATCACCTTTAATCCGAAGCCCTCTGGATTTGAGACCGCCCGGAAGATTAGATAACGTTCCTGCGTCGACCAGTTGACGCATAAGGCTAGTGGCTGACTTGGCAAAACCACCGATGAGGTGGAAGAGTCCAAAACCATAAGCTCCGAATCCGGGGATATATTGGTAGTGTACAAAGTGCTGGCGTTTGAGGCGTAAGTCATCTTCTTCATTCCAGTTGCGGCGTATTGACAGAATGTCATTTGAACCCTTAAGAATAGTGACCACGTACGGCAACATGATGCCGGACTCTTCTTCACCATCGTCACCCTCAACCATGTCCTCGTACCCGTCAAGGTTCAAATCTACATGGCACTCATAGATGGTGTAGCGGTCGTCGTTCAGGTCATTGAAACCTGTCTCTTTATCCTTGGCTTTCTGAATATCAGTGCGGTCTTTAGGCGCATCGGGCAACTCGATGTCTAGGTAGAACCCCGCTTGCTGAAGCTTAATGATCTCGTTCTTGGTCTTACGCATGACGTGCGTGACGCGGTGGCAAGTGTCCAGATCTGTCGCGCCGTATGGCAGCAGCATGTCTTCCGCTGGCACAAACATTGAGACTTGACGTCCCAAATTGGGATCATAGTAGACCTTCTTAAACGCAGAGCCCGTAGCTGGCAGTGACCACAGCATGCGCTCATGCTCAGAGCGGTACTCCGTCATGACCTCGGTCAACTCGTTGTTCATGTCGTCCTCAACGTTGGCCGCAATCTCTTTCATCTCAGGCGTGTCTTTGCCCAGAATCTTAGACCGCACCGGCCCTTGGGCTGGGAACGTCTCGGTGATCGTCTCAGCTTGGAACCGCACAACGGCTTCTGTAATCATCGGGTGGAACACACCGCAAGCGCCTTGCCACGGTTCTGTTCTTTCCTCAATCTGCAAGCCCAAAAGTTTCAGACCATCAACGTAAGTCTTCTCCCACTCTTTGCGTGACTGCTTGTCTTGGTCAATGTCAGACACCAAGTCACCCGCCAGCGACTGCAAGGCACCATCGTCAATGTACTCGGCCAAGTTATCACTGAAGCCTTCTTCCTCGGGGTCTTCCTTGCCAATGGTGATCTCTAGCCCATCCATACCAATGGTGACTTCTTCGGGATCAACAATTTCAATCTCAATTGGAGATTCTTGTTCGCCTAGCGCGTCGATGCCCACGGGTTGTTGGTACAGCGCTTTGTCGATGTTCGTTGCCATGTTTAGTCCTAGTAGTATTCGTAATTCTTACGGCGGAAGTACTGCTGGTCGTCTTTCTCGTCCGTGTCCAAAGTAATAAAGCCGCCTTGCCTAAAGCGTAGCAGCGCCTGTGTTGTCGTATCCACGAAGTCGTCGTGCTCCCCAACTGGGAAAGCCGCCATCTCTTCAATTACTTCTCTTGCCCAGCGTGTGTCGGGTGCCCAGACTTTACCACTGCTGAATAAATCCGCAACTGCATTCACGCGCACCATCTTGTCGTTGCCACGGGACGGGCTGAACTCTTGGACTGGGATTCCCAACGCCCGGAGTTCCTGAATTAGTGGTGCGCCAGCTGCCTTTTTCTCCACAATGAACGCGTCGGGCTCCCACTCCTTGTAGTGTTTGAGCGCAACAACCTTAAGTTCGGGAAAAGCCATCCGGTCTTTAAAAGCGTCGAGCAAGATAAGCTGAGGCGTGTCATTTTCTTCCTCGTTGTAGAAGATACCCCACGTTGTACACGCGGAATAGTCGGAGTTGTTCTTGGTTTCAAACGCCGTGTCCCACGACTGGATGATGTATTCACACGTTGGAGGCTCATCTCCCTCCCAGATCCGCCACATCTTGCGCGAAACGATAGCGCTGTTCTCAGATGTTGGCTGCTGCATGTACTGCGCGTTCCAATACCGTGGATCAATTGAAGCTTTTGTAGCTTTTAAGCTACTAAGTGGCCACTGCTCTGGCCAAAGTGACTTCTCGTCCTCGTCATCCTCGTTCAGGATGGCAGGAAGCTCCACAATCTCCCACGGAATCGACTCCGGATTTCTCGCTTGATACTCAATCAAGCGCCCAGTCAGGTCAAGCAGCGACCAACGCGTCATCACAATGATGATCGCGCCCCCCGGCATCAAACGCTGAAGCGGGCCAGTCTGAAACCACGACCATGCTGTATCAAAAGCTAGGCGACTATTGATTTTTACATCTTGCTCAGAATGTGGGTCATCAATGACGAACAGATCAGCGCCGCGACCAGCAAGAGCACCACCCACACCAGCAGCGTAATACTGACCTCCAGCACTAGTAGACCATTTGCCAGCAGCTTTTTGGTCGTCTGCCACCAAGGTTTGCGGAAAAACGTCTCTATATTCATCTGAATCAATCAAGTTACGCACCCGACGACCGAAGTCCTCCGACAGACCCGCAGTGTGCGTGCCCATGATGATCTTCTTGTTGGGATACTTGCCAAGGAAGTACGCAGGGAACAGGTAAGACGAGAACTCAGACTTACCCATACGCGGCGCGATGTTGATAATCACGCGCTTTTTCTTACCCTCGACCACGTCTGTGAAGATCTTAGCCAGCTTCTTGTGGTGGGGGCCAATCTTAAACCCGGGGTACACGGCGGTAGCAAAGCCCAACATGTTTGTTTTAGCAGCCGTAAGACTGGCGCGACGTTCGCGCACCTCTATATCGTCAAGCAACTCTATCTTGTCTTTTAAAGACATAAAGGGGAGCGCCTTTTGGATGGCCTCCAATTCGATTTTGCTTATCGACGTGAACTGGTCAAGATTCATCTGCGCTCTCTGACCCATCATTTGACTCAGCGGGGATTTCATCTGGGCGCTCGGAAACGTCCACCACGTCTATCACTCCCATGAACTTGGCCAACTTGTCCTTGATGCGTTGCTCAACTTCAGCATCAGACATCTCAACCTTCTTAACCTCAATCTGCTCAGTAAACAGCCCGACTTCCGTCACTTTACCTAGCGCAATCAAAGCTTTGAGGCGGATGTTGGCGTTGGGGGATTTTGTTTCTTCAACCAGTTTAGCTACCGTGTAGCCCCTGATTTCCTGCGCCATGTCTATAAACTGCCAGTCGTACGCAGCCAACATACCCGTTAGATGTCTTACTGCCGCTGGGGTTTTTAGTTCTGCAAGGCTTGCCTTTTGATCGGCGGTATCTGTATTGGTGGTCACGGCGTTGAACGCTTTTCGCGCCGCCTGTGTTTGATGTTGGTTAGCAACTACTTCGTCGTCATCCACGCCAAGCTCAGCTAACCACTGCTCTGTGGCAACTTGCGCCGACAGAACATCACTGGGCGTCGCGTCGTCCAGTTTTTCCAAACCATCCCGAGAGGTGACCTCAGGTTCAAAATGCACCAAGTGATCTAACATGCGTAGGAATCCTTTTCAGTTGCTTCCTCGTTGGCGGGAGTGTACACTCCTTTTCGGCTGGTGTGCAAGTGATTGCATATT